TTTCTTTTAGTAGCCATCATAATCTTTTCATATCCTAATTCTTTAGCTAAATTATCTAACTGTTGATTCCAATAATTACCATCACCATAAACTTGAATAGCTACTAAATAATCTTCCCATGTTGTCCAAGACATAAAACCATGTTCGTTCTCTATTAGATTATCAGTCTCTATGTCTTTGTCTTTTGACTTTTTTAAATACCTTTCGATATCTTGTTCTGTCATTTATGGTTTTGGGTATTTAGCTTTAACAGCAAGACAAGAAGCAATGTAAGCATCTATCTGTGCTTGATCTCCTTTAACAACACCGTCAATATAATCAGCCATTGACGGATACTCTGATGCTCTCTTTCTTGCATAGTCTTTAGCATCATGCTCAGCTTGTAGTCTGTCAATCTCTGCTTGTATCTCAGCATCAGTAGGTTGTGTAATACCAGGACTCTGCCAGTCTATAACTCCGTTATCAATACACCATACAGCGTCTGGAGCTAGTGAAGAAAGAGCATCAACTTTTGTAAAATCACTCATGTTTGTCACCAATTAAGTTGTAATATATCCTCTAACAAAAAAATAAATCGGCCAGGTTCCTGATCCTAAACTTCTTGTTAGCTTAATAGAAGCAGCATTTGATGGAGTAAAGATCACAGCACCTGTGTGTAAAGTAACACCTGCTCCACCATCGTTAGAAATACTATCTCCACCAAACTCAACAGTACTTCCAATAGCAGAACCACCGCCACTAGTTCCTGTATAGGACTGTAAGTAACCACCACCTACTTGTCCACCTCCAATGGTATATCTAAAATAACCAAACACTGCAATACAATTAGAAGGTAAGTTATAGGTTCCGCTAGCACTAACAGTAGCAGCAACTAATGTAGTAGCAGGGGCTGATCCAGCAGAAGATACCCAATCATTACCTGTAGATGTCAATACGTTACCACTAGTACCTGGTGCTATCATCTGGACAGCATTATTACCATTACCTAGAAGTACATAGTTAGCTGTCAATGTTGATCTACCTGTTCCTCCATTAGCAACAGACAAATCAGTACCTGACCAGTCACCATTATTAATGCTACTCTGAGTAGCTAGTGTACCTAAACCAAGATTAGTTCTAGCACCTGATGCAGTTGATGAGCCTGTACCGCCATTAGCAACTGCTAAGTCAGTACCTGACCAGTTATCGTTATTGATAGAACTTAATGTAGCTAGTGATCCTAGTCCTAAACTTGTTCTTGCAGCAGATGCTGAAGTAGCTCCTGTACCTCCATTAGCTAATGGTAACGTACCTGTCACACCTGTAGATAAATTAACATTAGTAATAGTATTATTGCTACCGTTAATTGTTTTGTTTGTTAACGTAGCTGTTGCAGCCCTTTCATTTGTAACAAAAGCTGTAGTAGCTACCTGAGTTGAATTATTTCCTGCTGCTGCAGTTATTGAAAGTGGTATCCCTGTTAAATTAGGACTTGACAAAGTTTTATTTGTTAATGTTTCTGTACCTGTTAAAGTAACAAAGTCACCATCAGACAATGCAGTGTTAAACTGAGCAACAGTACCTGTCAATGTATTATTAGACAGATTAATTGTTTTGTTAGTTAGTGTTAGTGTGTTAGCTCTTTCGTTAAAAACATAAGCAGTTGTAGCTACTTGTGTTGTGTTAGTTCCTGTATTAGCAGTAGGTGCTGTAGGATTACCAGTAAAAGCAGGACTATTACTATTTGCTTTTGATGAAACAGCAGAAGCAATAGCAATAAACTCATTGTCAATTTCTGAGCCTTTGATAATTTTACCTACGTCACCTGCACTTAAACTATCTTTAGCTGTAAAGTTGGTTGCTTTAGTATAATTTGACATTCTTTATTCCTTAAATAATCTTTCCTGTTTTTACATACACATCTATTTTTTGTATTGATAATGGATTCTGATTTATATCTGCCTCAAAACCTAATTGTAAAATAGAACCTGAACCGCCTAAGTTTGATCTAACTTCTTCTAAAGCTAAACCACTTGAGTATTCAGATAAAGCATCAGCACTTTTTAAATAAATAGTTGCATTAGGTGCTTCACCTGCGTTTGTGTCAGGAACATAGTAGAAACCATCACCACTATCAAGTTTAGTTGATTGAGGTAAGTCGTATCCATTACTAGGATCAAATACAGATTTAAACGCTACTTGATAATGAGTACCGTCTGTATCTGTAATTGTATTTGTAGTAGGTGTACTGTCACTAAAAGACTGACTACCAACTACTGTTACATTAGTTACACCAAACTTGTTTACATTAAACTCATAAACAGAACCTGCAGACAGTGTTTTACGAATATCTCGATAAGAAGAAATGTAATCGAAACCATATTTAATAAATACATTTTGACCTACACCACCAACTACAGTAAAATTAGCTTTCTTTAATACTTTTAAAGATGTTGGATTACCTAAATCAAAATTATTAGTATAGTATCTCATCTTATAAACAGTAGTATTGTCCAAGTAACTAATGTACTTTCCTACATAACCTTCTTTGCCTATTAATAAATCACCTGAATAAGTTGTATAAAAAGCAGTAGGTTCAATAGAATCCCAAATAGTTACACGACAAGCACCATTCTGTAATCTACCTCGTAAGTCAAAACAAAATACATATTTAGATGTAGGTAATGTTAAAACGTAAAAAGCATCTTTTGGATAGTAGGCTGCTTTAATTCTGTTTTTGTCTGTTTCTGAATCTACAAACGATACTAAGTCATCTCGCACATTAAAAGATATGTCATTAATAGGTGCTGATTTTTCTTGGATAACACGAGCAATACTTCTTACACCTGTGTCAGACAAGAACATTACATCAGTACCTGTATTAACAATACTGTCTCTAGCAATACAACCTACGTTAGCTATTAAGTCTGCTAATTCTAATCGTGTGACATCAATAGGATTAGAATAAATAGCAATGTTTCTTCTACCAAATATAACTAAGAAACCGTTGTGTGCTGCTAGTCCTACTATCTGGTCTCCATTAGGAAACACATCTACCAAAGAAAGGTAACCTGAATCACCTGTAGACAGATTTGTTCCGTCCAGTAGTGCGCTAAAATACACTGTTTGTTCATCTCCAGTAATATCTGACCACCAAGTACGTCCATATGCTCCCAATACTAAATTAGGTTTAAAATCACTAGCAGCAACGTATGTGGCAGGTACTGTACCAACATCCATTAATCTGTTAAAACCATAAGCACCTGTATGTGCGTGACTTGCTCCTAGCTTATGATAAACTAAAGGTAAGTGTGCTTCTTGTGCTAAGTACGCATGAGGACTAATATCCGGTCCTTCACCAAACACAATACTAGAAGCTGACCAGTTGTTACCTGTAATTGAATAAGCTGTTGTGCCTGTTCCTGCTGCGTTAGATACTGTAGTATTGACATCAGTAGTCAATACACCACTATCTAAAGTAAGTAATAAATTATTACCACCTGCTATAACTTGTCCTGTTTCTCCTAACTCAAATAAAAACTCAATAGAATTAGTACTCAAGTCAGCGTTAGTAGAACTGTTTTGTTTGGTCCATCCTTTTCTAGCACCAATCCTACCAAACTTATCTATAACACAGTTAAACGCTTCTAGTGCGTAACCTGATGACAAATCAACACTACTTTCTTGTGTGTTAATACCAAGAAAGCCTGGTGCTGATATTGTAGTTGTTTGTAATTGCTTAGCCATTAAACTTGATGCCAGACGTATTCATCGCTATATCTACCGTTTTCAATAGCTATATAATCTGCTAGTGATTGACTAGCTAAACCAAACGCTTCTGATGAAGAGAAACCTGCATCTTCTCCTCGTTCTGCTAAAGCCATTGCATAAGCATATTTAATTACAGGCTCTGAAGGTACTTTAATTTGATCAGCGTCTGCACTAAGTTCTGCTTGTGGTTTGTAGATATTAAAATAAACATTGTAAACACCGTCAGGTATAGGAAAGATATCTACTTGAGTATCACCGTTAGTGTTTACGCCATTAAAGTTATAATAGTATGGAGAACCTTTTTGTGGAGATTGATTTAAAAATAAATTGTTCATTTGACTGAACGGCATATACTCTAGGAAAAAATTATCTTCACTATTAATAACATCTATAACTTTAAAGCGTTGTCCTGATCCTGTCATGACGAAATTAAACAGACCATTTTCAGTAGTAACTGTCAGTGTTTCAGACAAAGCATTCCACTGATAGCTATCTTCTACATATCGCTTTGCGTCATTAACAAACTTACTAATAAGTTTAGAATAAGACGTATCAGTAACCGCAGTTACTTCATCTTCTCTAAGTCTAATCAATACGTCATTAACTAAATCTAAATAGTTCATTAGCTTCTCTTTCTAGCTTTTTTCTTAGCAGTATCAGAAAGCTGACCAAAATGATAAACAGGTTTACTTGTGGATGTGTGTGTCTTGTTAGTGTGTAGCTTTCCATTAGGCATCTTGTGATAAGCACCTGACCACACTGTTCCATCCTTCAAGTAATGCTTTACACCTTTAGCCATTATCTACGCTTTAGTAATTTGGTGTTTTTCTAGGTTTAATTCGTGTTTTTGTTCTTTTATTAGTTCCTGGCATATCTATCTCCTATGAATGAAACTGTGTAGTTATTGCTGGTTGAAGGTTCATACTAACTATGTAAGTTATAGTACTGTTTGTACCACTATTCTGTACTCTTAGTACATCGTTTTCTTTTAAATCTATTTGCAAATCGTTTAGCAACAAATACTGACCGCTTGATCCTGACAAAGCATTAGCACGAGCTAGTGGATACTCTGTTGCTGTATGACTGTCGTACCAATATAGGTCTGCACTTTCATTACCAGCAGTAGCTAAGATATAAATCATGTGTATCTCAGCAGTGTTTTTTGCTGGGACAGTAAACATATCAACCTTTGCGCTATCGTTTGTTCTTGTTTTTACGGCTGTTACGTTTCTTGCCATGAATTATTCTTTCTATTGAGTTGACAAATCCTGCCCATATCTCTTGTGGA